GCACTACATCTGTATAGAAAGCCACTCGATTCGTGACAACAAAGTCGTCTGTTGATTTGTCAAAGCGTCAGGGTGCGAACGCCGGCAAGAAGTTGGAGAACCCGACGCCGGGTCCGTGGTTGAAGTGGCGGACGAAGGATCGTGCCGCCCGGGCTATCCGGTTCATCGAAACGTATTGCCGGTCACCGAAGGGTTACGGTGCTGGCTACCCGTTGCGTCTCGGGCAGTTCCAGAAGGTGTGGTTGGATGAGGTGTTGGGTGACGGTGTGCAGGCGGCGGCGATGTCGGTTGGCCGCGGGAACGGCAAGTCGACGTTTTTGGCGGCTATCGGTGTGTGGGCGTTGTTTGATCCGGACGAGTCGGGTGCTCCGCAGATTCCGGTTGTGGCAACAACGGTGCAGCAGGCGGTGACGTCGGTGTATGGGGTGGCGTTGGCGATGGTGCGTGACGAGTGGGAGTTGTCGTCTCGGTGCCATGTGTACAGCGCGATTGGTGGTCAGAAGATTGTGACTCCGTTGAATCATGGTGAGATGTTCCCGAAGTCGAATGACCCGGACGGGTTGCAGGGGTTGGATCCGTCGTTGGGCATTGTGGATGAGATCGGGTTCATGCCGATCACGTCGTGGGATTCGATGTTGTTGGCATCTGGCAAGCGTCCGAGGTCGCTGGTGGTTGGGATTGGTACTCCGGGATTTGAGAAGGACAACGCGTTGTGGCATATGCGTGAACGTGTCCGTCACGGTGATCTACCCACCCAGTTTCGGTTCACGGAGTTCGCTGCCGATGAGGGTTGCCCGATCACGGATCGTGACCAGTGGGCGAAGGCGAACCCTGCGCTGGCCGAGGGGTACATGAATCCGGGTGCGTTGGAGATGGCTGCCGCGATGTCACCCGAGTCGCATTTCCGGATTTTCCGTTTGGGTCAGTGGCATGAGGGTGTGGAGTGTTGGTTGGGTGATGACGGTAAGGCGGTGTGGGATTCGTTGGAGGATCCGTTCACGATGGTTGATGGTGGCCCGGTGTGGGTTGGTGTGGACGTGGCGTTGAAACATGATTCGACGGCTGTGGTGTGGGTGCAGCAACGTGACGATGGCAGGTGGCATGCGGACGCGAAGATTTGGAACCCGACCGAGGACGGCAGACTTGACGTGACGGATGTGATGGCCACGGTCAGGTCGTTGGGTGAACGGTTCGATGTGCGTGAGGTGTCGTTCGACCCGCGGTTCTTTGATCTTCCGGCGCAACAGTTGTTGGACGAGGGCTATCCGATGATGGAGATTCCCCAGTCGTTGCAGCGGATGACTCCGGCGGTGGGTGCAACGTTTGAGGCGATCAAGCGTGGTGAGATCACGCACAATGCGGATGCGGCGTTCACGGCGCACGTGTTGAACGCTGTGCCTCGGATGAATGAAACAGGGTTCACGCTGTCGAAGGGGAAGTCGCGTGGAAAGATTGATGCAGCGGTGGCGTTGTGTATTGCGTATCATCGTGCGAATAGTCGTCCGGAGTCAGCCCCGGTGTCTGAGTTGTGGGCTGCGTTTGAGTGAGGTGTTGTGATGCCGAGGTGGGTTCCGACTGGTGTGCAGTTAGTAGGTTTGGGTGTTTTGGTTGTCGGGTTCGGGTTGGTGTCGGTTGCGGCGGCGTTTGTGACGGCAGGTGTTGGGCTATTGTTGTGGGGTGTGGCTTTGGAACGCGGCGGTGACTGATGGCTTTGGGCAACCTGTTTTTTCGTTCTGAGTCACGGTCGACGTATGGGTTGTCGTGGAACGACTATCTGCGTTTGTTTGACCAGTTTGCGTTTGCCGGTAACCGGTATGTGACTCCGGCGGTCGGGGTTGACGAGTTGACTGCGTTGCAGGGTCAACGGAACCCGATTGTGGCTGCGGCGATTCATGCCCGCATGTTGGTGTTTGCGGAGGCCCGGTTCCAATGGCAGCCGTACAGCAATGGTCGTCCGGGCAACCTGTTTGGCACCGAGGAGTTGTCGCTGGTTGAGCGTCCGTGGGTGAATGCGACGACGGGTGACCTGTTGTCGCGCATGTTGGTCGACGCAGACCTGTACGGCAATTCGTATTGGGTGCGGCGTGAGACTCGGACGGGTGACGAGTTGGTGCGGTTGGATCCTCGCCGGGTGAAGGTGTTGACCGGGTCGGTGGATGACGTGTCGACGGGTGAGCCGTACGGTCAGGAATTGATCGGGTACACGGTGGTGGATGAGCAGGGTTCCGAATTGGCGATGTTCATGCCGGACGAGGTGTGCCATTTCAAACCGTTGCCTGACCCTATGCACCCGTTCCGTGGCCGGTCGTGGTTGTCGACGGTGCTACCGGACGTGCAGGCCGACAACGAGTTCTCGACGTACAAGCATGCGTTCATGCGTAACTCGGCGACACCGAACATGGTGGTGTCGTTTGATCCGACGATCACGAAAGAGGCGTTTGAGACGTTTGTGCAACGGATGGACGCGTCACACAAGGGTGTGGACAAGGCGTTCAAAACGTTGTATCTCGGTGGTGGTGCCGACGTGAAAGTGGTTGGAGCGAATTTCGACCAGTTGAATCTGAAGGCGGTGCAGGGTGCGGGTGAAACCCGGATCGCTGCGGCAGCGGGTGTCCCGGCGTCGTATCTCGGGATCAGTGAGGGGTTGGCCGGTTCGTCGTTGAACGCCGGGAATTACACGGCGGCGCGTCGCCGGTTCGCTGACGGAACGATCCGCCCGTTGTGGCGTGCAGCGTGCGGCGCGTTGGAAACCCTGCTAGTTGTGCCGGATCCGACGGTTCGCCTGTGGTACGACGACCGTGACGTGTCGTTCCTGCAAGAGGATGTGAAGGACACTGCCGACATCAAGAATCGTGAGGCGTTGACCATTGAATCTTTGGTGCGTGCCGGGTTTGAACCAGACAGCATTGTGCAGGCAGTGATCACCGGCGACTATGCGTTGTTGCGCCACAGCGGTCTGTACTCGGTGCAGTTGCAGCCAGCCGATTCTGGGATGAACGCTGAGGGTGGTGTGTGATGGCGTTGGCAGGCGCGTACGACATCGTCACCGATCAGGGTGCGACCTATTCGCAGGTGTTCACGTGGAAAGACTCGACAGGTGACCCGGTGTCGCTGGTCGGATGGACCGGACGCATGCAGGTCCGGACCCGTGTCCCGACCGCATCCACCGTGTTGGAGTTGACCACGTCGAACGGGCGCATGACGTTGGGTGGTGTCGCCGGGACGGTGACCGTTACGGTAACGGCAGCAGACATGGCGAACGTCCCTGCCGGTGCCTACATGTACGACCTTGAACTAGTGAACGGGTCGGTGGTGGAACGGTTGGTGATGGGTTCGTTCACGGTGCGTGGCGAGGTCACCCGATGACCAACACGGTGTCAGTCACACAGGCTGACAACTCGGTGGTCGTTGTCGAGTCCGACAACACCGTGACGGTGACGCAGGTGTCAAACGCTGTGACGGTCACGTCACCGGGTCCGGTCGGCCCGGCACCGCCCACGATGACGTACACGGTTGGTGGCGGCACCGCCGGGACACAACCGACGTTCACAGGCGACCCGATGTTTTACGGGCAGTATGTGCGTGTCGGTGATCTCGTCCACTTTGAGGTGCAGGTGGATTTTGACAACATCACGTCGTTCGGCACCGGACAGTATTACGTGACATTGCCATTCGCCTCGGCGCAGGCAATCATGTTCCGTTCAGGATGTTTGCATGATGCTGACACGGGACGCGAATACCACATCTCCGGTCACACCAATGCAGCATCAAACGAAGTGTGGTTGTTCACCACCGACATCACCGGCCAATCCGTGTTCGACTACCCGTTTGATGCCGACGAACCGATCACGTTGACGACGGCAGACAACTTCCATATCTCAGGCGCATACATTGCCGTACCGGCAACATGATTTAGGATGTGACCGATGCCGTATTTTATTGAATCCGACAACCCGGACTGTTCCGGGTGGGCCACCGTCAAAGACGACGGTGAGGTCATGGGCTGTCACCTGACGAAAGGTGACGCCATTGATCAGATGGTGGCGTTGTCGTTGGCGGAGGACATCGAACCCGGCGGTGAACGTGGCACGCGTGCCGAACCCGGTGACCTGTCCGAAGGCGATTTTGTGGAATGGGATTCGTCCGGCGGCATGGCCCGAGGACAAATTGAACACATCATGACCGAAGGCACGTTGGGGATCCCTGACAGTGATTTCTCCATCAACGCCACACCGGAGGATCCGGCTGCGTTGATCCGCATTTTCCGACCGTACGAGGACGGATGGGAACCCACCGAAACGTTGGTGGGTCACCGGTTCTCCACACTCACAAAAATTGATCCGTTGCCGATGCCCACCGAGGACGACGACGATGATCGTTCCGAGGCCCGTCAGGTGGATTTGGATGTGCCCGCATACATCCGTGACGCAGCGTCCCGCGGGTTGGAGTTGCGTGCCGAAGGTTTCGGTGGTGACGGGTTGACCGATGGCACGATCCGTGAGGCGCGTGACATGGCTGACGGTCAGATCACTGAGGACAAGGTGGTGCGGGCTAACGCGTGGGCGGCACGGCACGCTGTCGATCTTGACGCACCGTCAAACACGAACCCTGACGACGACGGTTGGCCGGGTGCTGGTGCTGTCGCACACTATCTGTGGGGTATTGACCCGTTGAATCCTGAACCTGCCCGAAACTGGTTTGAACGCAAAGCCGCCGAGATTCAAGAGGAGCGGACGATGGGCACGGCAACGATCACACGCAGCACCGAGAACCAAGTGCGACAACTCGCATTCGATGTCGCACCGAACGAGGACGGACTGACACTCGACGGATACGGCGCCGTGTTCAACGAATGGACCGTCATTGAGGACGACTACGGGCAATACCGTGAACGGATCATGCCCGGTGCATTCCGACGCACCCTCGGACAACGCATGCCCATCCTGCAATTCGACCACGGCACCCACCCACTCATCGGTTCCATTCCGTTGGGACGCATCACCCAGATCACCGAGGACAACCACGGGCTACGCGTCAAGGCCCGACTGTCCGACAACTGGTTGGTGCAGCCGGTGCGCGACGCGATCCGTGACGGCGGCATCACCGGCATGTCGTTCCGGTTCCGAATCGTCAACGAGAAATGGGGTCGCGGATCCGACGGCATGGAAGAACGATCCATCTCCGAAGTCGCCCTGTACGAGGTCGGACCGGTCGTGTTCCCCGCCTACGAACAAACGAGTGTCGGTGTTCGTTCACGTCACGTTCTGCGTGCGTTGGAGGATGCAGAAATCCGTGACGAGATTGCGCGTATCATGGCGTCAGGCACCGACCTACGGTCGCTCGCCACAGACATAGATGACGACCCGGACACAGTCCACTCGTCTGACGAACCCTCGA